CCTTGCAATTCGTCTTGCTCTATACCCTGTGTAAACATCATATTTCTTTGATATGTTCTCTGAAATTTCTTTAACGCTTAGATTCTTGTTTATATCTCTTGTGATAATCTTTGCTATTTCTTTCTTTGTGCTTGCGTTGATAGATACGATTACGCCCTCTTTATTGGTAAATCCCTTTATCCTTTGACCTAATGAATCAATCGTCCTCTTAACAACAGGATTGCTCGTTTCAGTATTGATATTATTCCCTGATATTATATTTATATCTGCAATAGACTTTTGAACTGATGAAGTGTGCAAAGGTCTTAAGTCTTTTGTTAATTCCCCATTCTCTAAGTTGATATCAAATAATGCTCCTGCTACCAGTTCAGGATTCATATCTGTTATATCTGCCTTTACCTCGAACATTTCATTGAACTTTCTAATAATACGTTTTTTCTGTCCTTTAAAGTATTTTTCAATCGTTGGATAATATTTATCTTCTGTTGTATTTCTACTTTTCAATCCACGTCTTAGATATGAAGCTTGAAACTGCTTTTGCCTAAATGCTCCCTTTTCTTCTAAATCCTTTAAGAAATATCCAACTATCGCTTCAACATTCTTTGGATTGCTTAAATCTTCTTGCGTTATATCTTTAGGAATAGTCTTTATTGTCTTGCCTTCTTCTGTTGTTTCAAATCCGAATCCCATAGTATCACCAAGAACAGCCCATGAATTAGGCATATACCTTTGCCATCCTGCCTCGTCATCTTTATCTACGCTTTCCCCTACTAATTCTGCCCCTCTATTAGGTGAATAGATTCCGTACTGTATACCCTTAGTTATTTCTTCTAAATCGCCTGTTGGGTATCTCTCAAACTTTATCTTAACCCTTTGATCTATTTGCTTAATAAATTGGCTGTTCAATGTTGATTCTAAATCCTCTAAAAGATTATTTATAGTAAATGACAGATAGTTTAATCTCATTGTCAATGCGATAGCTTTATTTGCTCCCTCTGGTATTCCTGCAACAACAGGAGGAACTCCAAACATTGATAATATTGTTTGCCTTGTAAATGCCTTACCTTCGATAAACTGCATATCTTTCTGGCTCATTACGCTATTAAATAAAACCTTTACATCCTCGCCTTCAAAATAGCCTGCCTTGCCTGCATTCTTTCTTCCCTCATATTTTGCCCTTAACATGTCAAGCTTTCTTAAATAATCTTCATTGCTTGCAGATGTATCTTTGGTTGTTACAATCATTGATGGAGTAGCCTTATTCTTTATAAATTCTGCAAGATATTCCTGCGCAGACGTATCACTTTCCGCAACTAAGCGCATCTTTGTAACATTACCAATACCAACAAAAGGATTAAAGTTTGCATTCTGTTTGAAATGAACAACCTGATTTATAGGATATGTCTTGACTGCTCCATTTTTATATCTGACCTTATAACCCATTAAAAGCTTTTCTGTTGCATCTGTAATAGGTGTTACTTCTTGCGGGAATAAAGGAATAAACATATCAGTATATCCCTTGCTTAATGCGTCCATGTTGGATTGTCCTAATAGGAAATATGCGTTACCTGTCAATAATCTATGAGTAATAACTCTCTTAATCATTTGAGAAAAAGACTCTGTAAAATATCCCTTTTGTATTGGCTCAATAATTCTACTGTCGACCCTTGATGCTTCAATAAGACTGCCTGCCTGATCTGTAAAGAAATAACCCTGACCGCCTGCATCCCTTGAAACAATATCAACTGCTATACTCATCCATTCGATTTTCTCATAAGCTGTCAATTGCTCCCTATCTGTCTTGTATCCGTTATCTGCTCCAAAATCACCAAACGTCCTTGAATTAAAAGGATTGCTGTTTTTCGTTTCTCCGTTTATTAAAATTTTACCTGCACTAATAACTCTATCAAGCATTTTCATAAAAAGCCCATCCTAAAATTAGAGGTTGTGTCATCTTCCAAACATATAACAACTGCATCACGCATGTCGTCATGTGTTGGATTATTATTTGTTATTTGCTCTATAAGTTCATTGAGTAAATGTTTTGGGATATTCTTATTAATAAATACTTTGCCATTCTCAAACTTACCCGATACATTTTCAAGCCTTGTCAATTTATCTTTAACAGATGTAATCATTTTTACCGGAACATTAGTCTTTCTTTTTAGTTCCTGTCCCATTCCTTGAAATGCGGAGATTGCTTCAAGCCGACATCCTTGATTGCTTAAAGTAAAGGTATTGTGCATTAATTGCATATCTTTAATATTCTCATCAAACGTCAGCCTGCTATTTCTTACGCCATGTATATAATAATTAAAGTTCTTAGTCTTATATATTAATGCCTTACCTGTTGGATCGTTTGTTATCTTTACCCCGATAGCAGGATCAACACCAAGCATTGTATTTGATATTTCTTCATCTTCTGGAATATTGCCATCATAAAGCTTTATCCAATGATCTTTAATTATACTGTCTTCATCATTCCTGCAATCATTCTGCAACTCTCGATTAAAGATATTAGAACCCATTGCATCCTTATCTTCCATAAGCTTTTCAAATGTTTCTGCCTCTTTCCATAAAACCTCTTGTGTATCAAAATCCTTTACTGCTTGAAACTTCCTAAACTTCCAAGATGGCTTATTAGATAAATGGTGCATTAAATCATTCTTTGCAATTGCTGTGCCTTGAAGATGGAAACAAACCTTCTTCATTTTAGCAACGCATTTATATAGGCTGCCCCAGAACCATCTGTCAATCTTTTCGATTCTTTCTTTTTGTCCGATATCATCTTCATCATACAAATCATCTGCATCAACATAATCTGGTCTTTTATTATTATAGTTTATACCTCTCATGGATTCGCCTGCTCCAATAGCAGAGAAGATCACGCCATTCTTTAAGACAAATTGTTTTTCCGTCCATTTTTCATCTGTTACTTGATCGCCATAATCACGCCTTAGAAGCTCGTTTGTTTCTAGTTCGTGTCTTATTGATAGGTTTACAGCAATTGCCTTTGTAGACGTTGATTGTACGCTTAGATAATGTTGATAGATTTCAGGCTTAACCAATGCTAAATATATCTTACATAGAAAAGATTTTATAGTAGTCTTTGCATATCCTCTTGGTGCAAGAGTATCTGTAAATGCTTCTTCGCATATATCCACAAGATATCCATGTAGTTCATCACAAAAAGGCATTTCAAATTTATCTGGAAAATAATACTTACCCCACGCAAGAATATCCTTTTCTCTTTCAGACTTCATAATTGGTCTTGCCAAAGCAATAGACTTAAGGGGGGTTATAAATCCCCCGTCTAGCTGTGATTTAATTATTTCTAATGCTTCCGATCCTTCAAACATCTGTCAAATCCTTTGAGTTTAATATATTCGTTATTCTCTTTTCTTATCGGCAATCTATTTTTTAACCTTATTAGCCTTAGGATTGCCAATAGCTTTTTTTTCATTGTTCTTGATTTCCTGTTGCATGGATTCAATTTCATTAAAGGCATCTTCTTTGGTATAGATTATCTTGCTGTCAATCTCTCCTGAATGCTCAATGTGCTGTTTTTCTATATAGCCTCGCTTCTTACCCTTGCATTTAAGATAAAACAATGTAGATACTTCTTTGCCTTCTTTTATATTCTTATGAAGTTGACCTTCGACAAAATCAAGTGCAAGGTTTTCTATTGCATCAATCTCTTTTGCAAAGGCTTCGTCTGTTTCGTAATAGGTATAATATGTCTTTCTTGATAGTCCTACAATATTACAAGCTTGTGTTACAATTCCATAGCTTTGCTCCATTGCTAATATCAATCGCTTTTTGTTATGTGTAGTTTTGATAAGATTTTTAGATATACTTTTTTTGATAGGTTTCTTCTTGATAGGTTTTTTTATTATCTTTACGCCCATATATTGCCCTCGATAATACTAATACCACAAGATATGGGAAGTTGTCAACTTTTTTTTACACTTTTTGTAAACTTTTGTTTACGGGTGTCAACTTTAGTTTACAATAAAAAA